ACATGGAAACTTTTAAGTTCCTGAGGATTAGACTAAACTAGTATACTATAGTTGTTGATAATAAGATTATCCGATAGAATTAGGATAATTGTCACCAGATGGGGTCTCGTGGTGAATACGATCGGCCAAATTGGTGGAGTCGGTTGGAATGACTATGTTGGTGAAAGTAACGGCAGGTGGTCCAAGAAAACCGCCGCAGCGGGCATCATCGCCCATAGAACCCATTAGGGTATAAGAAAAGGACCACTGTTGTTTGCCATTCTGATCAAAAAGATCATAAACATTCATAAGAATGGCAAGTAAAACGCTACTGTGAGTGAAAAGATTAATATCAGTAGCTCCGGTACCAGCCTTAGAAGCTTGTGCCATATAAAGCACAGGATACTCAGTGAGAAAAGGGATGGTAACATTGTGCCAATCATTTTCTGAAGAAGATATGGTCAAAGGGATGGAGTTGTATAAAGTTCGACCAGTATTGCCAGTGTTGGTGGTGCCATCGGTTGGTGGAAAGCCTTGTGTATATACATCATTAGTGGTGAAGGTACATTGCGCATAAGCAGTTCCTTGTGGATTGTTGGTGGGATTGGTAGAGAGGTAAGAGCCGGTACCAAAATAACCGACCATAGTGCCTTGAGCACGGGCGTTGGCAAGAACGTTAGAGCCAGAAACGCCAGGATAGAAATCAGTATAGAATCGAGTATCAGATTCGCAAGTGACAATGGTGCGCCACTTAGGGGTTTTGGCGAAGGGGGAGTAATTAGAAAAATCACCAATAGCATCAACTCCGGTAGAATTGCAATTGAGAAGGAAGGCAAATTGGACAGAGCCACGATGGTATCGAAAGCTGGGAGCATACCAACCGGGTAAACCGTGTGACCAGATTTCAGCAGCGGTATGGGCTCCGATAACGAGAGGGTATTGGTACAAACCAACTCCATTTGGGGTAGAGCCAGTACCACCCACTTCATTAGTGTAAAAGGTTCCTTGGCCGGCATATTGATTGGCTAAATTAATGTCGGAGTAAATACCAAGGGGAATCATGCGTTTGAATGAGGTGCGAAGATCGAGTTCTTCACTACCAAATTGGGATGAATCATGAGGAACAAGGTCGAAATTGGTAAGTAATTGACCTTGATGAGCAACGGCTCCTGATATATCGGGGGCAGAAGCTTGGGCCGTTCCGCGTTCGGAACATTGGCCACAAATAGGGACGAGGGATTTGTTATTACCATAATCGCCCCAAGCGCGAAAGTTTTTTGCGCCTCCAATATAGATATTACCCTCGATGGTATGATTAGCCGTGGAGGGGAAATTAAGTTGGGATAGAGTGCGTAAGGACCAAGTACCAATTGATGTGTTATTGGAATTGGTAGAGCCGCCATGGAAAATGCGTTGAAATTGGCGCTGGAAAATATTAGGTATAGTAACCTCAAGAACAGTATTTCCGGGACCAAGTTTAAAATAAGTGGAATATTGAGAGGTAGCGGCCCCAAGATCAGCTGGCACTGTATATATTCCGTAATGAGGAGTGAAAAGAAGATCAACGTTATGTTGTTCTGTACAAATAAATTCGAAAGTGAGAACTAACCCACCAGACCAAAAAGTCTTCTTACAAGTGTAATAACAAAGGTTGGAGATAAAAAGCTTTTGTGCGCCGGCTGTATCAAGACCAGGATCGTAGAGTTCGGAGACTGGAGAAATAATACCTTGGGCGATAATAGTGCCAACAGTGGTGGTATCAGTAATAGAAATAAAATTAAATTGACGGGTATTGATGGTAGTCTGCGCAGGTGTAATAAAGGCGGTAAGAAAAGAGGTTTTCTGCCAAAGATTTGGTAAATACATTTCATCTTCAGCGGTAGCAAAATGCTCAGCGTCAGCAGCTTGGTGGGGGCGTTGCGTAAGATCAAGGCGAGTAGCGTAATTACGTCCAGTACCATGGGCCCATACTGTAGTGGGTTCAGTTTCTTGGCGAATGTGGAAAACAGTTGGAGGTTTATCCATTTCGGCGGGAATGGAAACATCGGTTTTTGGAGAAATTTCAGTGGTGGCAGAAGATGATTGAGTGCCAGTGTGGGCGCCACCTTTAGAATCGGTATTACCAATATTACCGGAATTGTTGCCGGTGCCACCACCACCCCCCATAGTTCCTTTGGAGCCAGCCATAGGAGGAGGACCTGGAGGAGAGCGTTGGAATTTGGAAGGAGTTTCGGTCATAGTGTCTTCATAAATATAATTATAAATGGTGACTTCATCACCACCTACAAAATGACGTGTGTCGGAGGTGGTATTATTGGAATTGTTGCCACCAGCAGTGTTAGAAACGTGGCTGCCAGTATCTGCTTTATTGGAAGAAGAAGAGGAGCCCTGAGCCTCACCACGTTCTTTAATTTTAATGTGGGGGAAACGCTGTTGAAATTCTTCAAGAGTGTAAGTTTCTTCTTCAGTGATTTCGGAGAAAGAAGAGGAGCGAGAAAGATGGGATTTCATAAAATTGGTAATACGGACTTTGTCCAAATCGCTTTGACGAACGTTGAGCTCTGAAAGATAAAGAGGATTCATGCGACGAAGAGCGAGTGTATCGCTTTGAGGAAGATGAAAAGCAGATTGAATGAATTCACAATAAAGATTAACATCGCAAGAATGAATGGAGGAATTGGGGTCAACGAAAAGAGGATTCATAACGATGACGGAAAGCGTTCCCACAAAATCAACATTTGGATCAGGATTTGCGGTATTCATGTAAGAATTGATGTTGTAAAAGGGAATTTCCATACCAGCGGAAGATTGGTTAGGTCCAAGGCCGAAATTGGTAACGGCGGTAGCGGAGCAAAGATTGGTGCAATGGCGATTGGCAGCTTCGATTTTCTTATAACCAGGAGTGAAAACATAAAGAAGCTTACCTTGGCTGGTTTTGGGGCCAGTACAAGTAGCTTGAATTTTAGTGGTGAAGCGGGTAAAGGTGAAAAATTGAAAAGGAACATTAGTGGTCTGATTGAAAATAAGATCAAAAGGAATGGAATACTGTTTTTTAATGGTAAGACGAGTATCGGAAGTAGTCCATTGAAAATGATCAACTTGCGAAAAGCGAGCTGGCATATCAGTAAGATTCCAGGGTGTTTCGGGAATCATAGCTTTAGCACGAGAGCCCTCATAATGAGGAGCGTTGGTAACAGGAGCCATAATGGTGGGTTCAGGTTGTAAAATTTGAACTCCTAAAGCAGGAGTACCTTCGACGACTTGGTTCTCTTTTGGGAGAACTATTTCGTCAGATTGGGCTTCGCCAGGTTCAAGAATAGCACCGTGAGTAGTATATTGATTGTGAAGTTCAAGCCAAGTATGAAGTTTTGGGGGGAAGAGATGGCGTTCTTTTGCGGTGGAGAGCAATTTATTGCGAAGGGTTTCAAAATATTTGCGCCCATGAAAAAATGCGAAACGAAGAGCCATATTAAGATTGATTTCAGCTGCGGTCTGAGGAGGAACGCCTTTTTGATCAGTGTTCCAATCAATGATAGAATGAATGGTAGATAAATCAATAGAACCAACCCATCGGATAGAATCTAATTCGGGAAGACGGCGGGGTAAACGCTTGAGGAACATAAGTTCGGTAAGAGGTTGGGTATCTGGACTATTTCCGCTTTTGGTGGGAGGGAGAAATTCTATTTCATGGGCGGCAAAATAAGAGGAGGCAGCGCTCATATTGTAAAAAGAAATGGCTTCAGGAGCGACTGCGACAATGACGTCATCGCCACAAAGCTTGAGGCGAATGAGTCGCTTGAAATCAGTGATAGTGGCGAGATGGGGGGGAGCAAGTTCAAGCCATGCAACAGCGAAATACATCCAGTTGACAAAGGTGTTCATTATGATGGTGGCGAATTGACCGGATGGATTACCGCCATGGATAATGTAGACACCATCTAGACATTGGTGGACTGTATGTATAATTTCATCAACGAGAGTGTTGACGACAACGGTATCTTCATCATTCCAATCGGGAGCGGATTGCATGTAGTGATTCCAAAGCTCAGCAAAGAGGAACATAATTTGGGGTGAAAGAGTACCATCGAATCGTCCGAAATCACCAGCGAAGCCAATGTTAGAAACTTCAAAAAGATAAGACATCATGTCGTGATAATCAGTGCTCTCGCAGTCCATGCCTACGGAACTAGGAGTGAAAGAATAAGAGGAGTAAAAATCGGCGAAGAAATCAAGTCCAAACATGCGTCCAGCCATGGTGAAGTCGACTGGACCATTAGCTATAATGCGAGACTTGCGCATACGAATTTTTTCAATGGGACGAAGCTCGTCTTTGACGACATCTTGCCAACGGCTATCAGCAATGCGTAAACCCTGGCGGGCTAACTGGATGCGTTCTTCAAGACGAGTAATTAAGAGGGGGGAGGGTTGGGCAAGAGGTTTTTCACCGATAAAAAGATCGCGTTTAGTAAGTCGCTGAGTAGAGAAAGGGAGACCGGCAGAACTAGCGAAATTGAGGCTTTTGTGAAAGGGTAGACCGGGGATTCCATTAGTAGCGATGTCATGATGGTATTTCTTGGGAGTGCGGGAAGGTTTGCCCCAATAATCAATAGCACCATCAAGAGCAACTCGGAGAAGATGAGTTGGAAAAGGACCGGATTGCTTAGAATATTTAGCGACGCCGTTGAGTAGAGGGGAAGTGCCAACAAAAGGATCACGTGGGCGTGGATCACGGGAGGAAAGCACAGCTGGTTCTTTATCACTGGGACCAAGGCATTCAAAATAAGGGGAAGGAACTAGGGAAGTTTGGGTGGGAGCAAAGACTTGATCTTTCTTTTCAACACGGCCAAGAAGGGAGAAACATTGGGAGGAAGAATTAAAAAGACGAGGTTGTTCTTGGACGACGCAAGGAGGAAGGTCAGTAATACCTTGGATAGAGCCGGAATGGGTTTGGAGAAAGGGAGTAAGATCAGCTTGAAAAATGGGTTCGGAATAACCACGTCCAGTACCATCAACCATTCCTACATGAATACCAAGGATCTTGCGAGTTGTGCGTTTACCGCATCCGATGACAAGACCACCGCAATCACCATTTTGGGAAGGTGCGAAGTAGGAATAAGAGTTGATGTTACGAAATTCATAATCAGACTCCTTATTAGCGGCGTAGGTTGCTTCCCGCTGAGTTTCATAGAACACATTAGCGAGAACAAAAGTTTCGTAAAGGAAGGAGCCAAGGGATTCATGATAACGAGCTGTAAGAAGAGCACCAGCTTGTTCATCGTGGTAGCCAAGATCATCATCAAGCATAAATTGAGAGATGTTATTTTTAGCGGCAGGAACACGTGGGCCAAAATTGTAAACAACAACATCGCGTTCGCGATCGTTGAGGAAACCAAGCTCATGAATCATAGATTTTTCAAAAAGAACGGTAAATGTAGGTCCGGTAGGAAATTGAACTATCATAGGTTGATCTTTAATGTAATATTGAGAAGATTTAAAAAAATGTTTAGGTATAAGAGCGTAAGTGCCAGCAAAACGAAAAGCGTTAAGAGTGCGATTATTGGTTTCAGGAAGAATAACTTTACATAAATAAGGCTGAAAACGATCGGCGATTTCACGAGGAGAATTGACATCATAAGAAATAGAAAATTGACGGAGAGCATTTTCAAAAGAATGACCGGTGGCTTGTTCACGTCGATTAATAGTACGAACGACTTGATTACGGCGTTTGTGATTATATTCGTAACCTTTACCGCCAGCAGAGTGAGAAGAACCAAGATCGGGATAATGTACAAGGCCATCAGTGATTATTTCAGTAGTGGAATTATCTTCACTATCACCTCGAAAATATTGCCACAAAGCAGTGAGTGCGGTAAAAGTGGCAAAAATACCAATAGTGGCAACGATCGTAACAATGTTGGGATGATCACTGGTGAATTTCATAAATCCCAAGGAATAATCAGAGGCAAGTTGAGAAATGGTACGCTCTTCAGCATCTTCATCGGGATCATTATCGCGGTGTAGAACAGCTTCAGCTCGTTGAACAAAATTACCACTAGCTATGGCATTAAAGTCGACAGGTTCAGAACCAGAAAAATTGATAGGTTGAGAGGTTTCAAAGAGGGGGCGGCGATGACGACCAGAGAAGTAATCGGAGCAATTAAATTCGTCATGAGGAACTTGACGGCGCAAAACTACACCTTCGGGGGAAGCAGATTGAATTTGGAAATTATGCGCTAGATCAGCACGGGGTGGACGTGTTTCAACGGCAATATCGGAAAAAGTGAAATCGCGAGATTGGAGGTAGCGCATGATGGTATGTTCACCTTGGTTCATTTGGGCTGTACCAAATTCTTGGCGAAGTTTTTCAACGAGTGGCATGCGTTTGTAAAGTTCCATAAGTTTCTTTTGATTAGTAACGTGGGCAAGATAAATTTTATGAGTTAGGCGCAGGGCATCGGCAGTTTCCATAGGTTCAGAAAGCCAAGCATCAGCGGCAGGTTCAACGCTAGAGTGGAGGCGCCAAGTGAGATAAGAGACATCAGCCTGCTGTTCTTCGGTAAGAAGGTGGTATTGAGGAACACCGTCGATACAAAATTCAGGTTTAACGGAGACGTGCCAAAGAACATTACGGCGACGCCAAAGAGCAGAGTCTTCTTGCATGCCGACAATTTTAGGAAAAGGAACGTTGGTAGTAAGTCCAACGATTTCAGAAAGAAAAAGAGCACCCTTGATTCCAAGAATGGGTTTATCAAGACTGGGCATATTGAGTCCCTTAGGAACGTTGCTAACGATAGTAAGAAATTCACGAACAAGAGCCTCTTCATCAACAGAGTTGAAAGCGAAAGCATCGTCGAAGAGGGTACATCGTTGTCCATTATAACGGGACCAAAAGACGTCAGAAAGATCACGGGTGTAGATAAGATTAGCATCGCCCCAACCTTTAGGTCGTAAGAGTTTACATATTGCAATAGCAATAAGAGACTTGCCTTGATTAGGAGGTCCATAAAGACAAAAAGAGAAGGGAACTTCGCGAAAGGCAGTTTCACCTTTGGCTTGAGAGAGAAGGCCAAGAAGTTCTTCAACGATTTTGCAATCAGCGAGAAAGAGAGAAGCAAATTTAGGGGAAATTTCGGGTTTATTGAGAATGGTTGCGATGTAGCGATCCATATCAACACAAACGGCTTTGAACTTCTCTTGAGTTTCAGGATCAAATTTGAGAAGACGGATGTATTCGGGAGTATTGTGCAAACGCACGCGAGAATGGAAATCGGAATATTCATATTCAAGAAATTTCTTCCAAGCAAAGGAGGGACAAAGAGCGGAAACCCAGGCGTCGCAACATTTAGGAAGCCAGGAAGAAAGAGTAGGGATAAGCTCACGAATATTACGGACGGTAGGAACAATAGTGTTAAAAGTCCGACACCAATCAGTAACGTCCTTAATATTTTGTTTGGAGGGGAGAGATTTAGTGAAAACAGCACCGAGAAGAGCTATAAGGATATTAGAATCCTCAACAGCTTGAGAGGACCCACATTCGTGGAAGATATTCTCTTGAATTTCGCCCAACACAGCAGGTGTTAAAAATGGGTGCGGCACAGGTGTAGCATTGGGAAAAAGATATTGAGAGAATTGTTGGACAACGAGGGAAGGAACGTGAAAACGTTTAAGAAGGCGGAGACAAGACATAGAAAAAGTGTAAATGTCATTGGTAAAAATGGCTTTTAGAAAGTCGATAAAAAGGAGGGAATCATCAAAAGCACATTCAGCGTAGTCAGGAAAAGTGTTGGTAGCGAAATTGATGAATCCAGAAGAAAGGTTTTGGAATTTATCAGCGAGAGAAGCTATTTTATCAGACGCGTTGGTGAAAGAATCGATAGCGGTATTAAGACGGTCGGGAATACCAAGGCCAAAAACTTGGGAAGTTGCACGTTCGTTAATAGGGGCATAAGCGGAGGTGAGAATAAGAGCGGTAAGGAGACCAGACTGCGGAGTGCCTTGTTCAACAATAAGAGGGGGAGGGGGAGGAAGAAGCGTATGAATAGAATCGGTAGATCCAATATCCCGGGTAGGAATCTGTTGATTGTCGAATCGAATGACAAAATCGCGAGGAATAGTAGGGTCACGAGGAGGAGGAATGACATAACATCCTAAGGGAGCCTCCAGAGAAAAATATTCACAGCGTTTACGAACCTGAGGATCAGGCCGAAAATCGGTGCGAGGAGTAATAGTAGACCCAACGATGTTGCAGGTTGCAAAAATATCGCGGTCATGGAAAACACATTCAGGAGTGTGTACACCATAACCGTGATTGTGGGCAAAAGTGTGAACATGGGCTGCGTAATTTTCTTTGGTAAAAACAGGAGTAACATGGATAGTTTTCTCCTCATGAACGACGATCTCATCGGGGGAGGAAGAGAGCTCAGTCACAGGAGAATCCTTATTCGAGGATGTTGATCGGGAATAAAAGTGCTCAAGTCGAGCAGCAATCTCAAATTGTTTTGAAATTTTAGTAGCACGGAGCTTAGTAAGGAGCTCCTCGTCAGCAGTAGGTCGACCATCAGGGGCAGCATTATTAATAACACTGCCGCAAGTATATTTGTATAAAGGGTGGTCGCCAAGAACGATAGCGGCGGGTAAAGTGCCGAGGATTTCAGTAGCAGTTTCAGAGAGTGCGAAATCAACAGATTCCCGAGTAGCAAAATCTTCACGATTAGAATAGCGAGAAATAGTGGCGGAGAAATTAGTATCAACGCGCACATCAGACCCTCGATAAAGTGTATATGAGGTAATCCAATCAAAGTTGTTATAGCGAGCGTAGGATCGCTTGGCATGTGGGGCGAGTTTAGAATAAGCTCCTTTAGAAACACCATCAATGAGGACCTTGGGAGCAACGCCGTTAACAACGACAACAGAAACGTTATGAAAAGTACAAGACATATTAAAATGAGCATTGAAAATCATAAAAGCGGGATTGGTATACATTCCGGTAGTACCAGCGTATCTCCCGTTACGTGGAGAGACTACGGATAACACTTTAGAATTGAAAGGCTATCAGGAAACATAACACAAACTTCCGACGAATGAGCGAAATATCAGAATTATGGTGATCAAATAAATGAAAGCTAGCAATGCGCCAAGTTTAGTGAATCACTTCATTTGGTGTTAGAGGCTTCGCGAATCAAATAAGTGTCAAATTTATTCATCATTTAAATCGCTCAAACAAGGAAAGTAAGTCTAAAGTGAATTGTTCGTGAACACAAGCCTAGTGACTGGCTTTTATAAGATCAACCAGACGGCAACGAATCGCAGCTAGGAGATTGTGCAACAAACGCATCAAATATGTGCTAATGTTTAATAGATTTTATAATGCTAATAATAACAAAATAAACAAAGGGGGGGGAAAGGAAGGTGGCAAAGACTACTGGTTCACCTGAAACCCGAAATGAGGACATCATTCGGGTAATCAGCCATGGTACAGTATTAGAAAGC